AAATGGATTTATATTTCCATTGCTGAGAGCCTACTATATAAAGTTGGTTAATATATTGTCAATAATCGCTCCGCCGAGCATATTCATGCGATATCCTTATGCGTGGATAAAGCTTCAGTATTATGTGACTTAAATATATCACCTAATTTTATTATAAATCATTTTATATTATTTGTCAATAAACATATTTACTTTTTTGTTATTTTATGCTATAATATATATGAAAGGAGTGATAACGTGACCAAAGAAGAAATTTATGGTATTTTGGCTATGGAAGACGAGAACGAAAGAGAATCAGCTATTGACACTATGAGCGCCCGTGATGGCGAAGCTTTATCAACTATTGAAACTTTAACAGCTGATAACGAGAATTTGCGTTCAGATGTAGCCGAAAGAGATGAACAGATTTCTAAATTATCTAAAGACATTGATGTGTGGAAGAAACGTGTTGACAGATTATCGGATGTTAATCGCGCGGGATTTGTCGAAGATAAAATGGAAAAAGATTTTAAATCACTAGAAGATTATTTTTACAAAGAATGAGAGGAGATTTTATGTCAAGATTATCAAAAATGCCGGATATTAATGAAGTAGGAAAAATGTCAGGCGCTGAGCTTTTAAACTTAGCAGTAAGAGAAGTTAATAACCCAGAGCTTATGAAAGCTATTGGTGACACGACTATTGATTCTTCAACATTCGGACAGATTGGTCAGATTATCAATTCAAATGATGCTTGGAGAAACCAGGTTTATTACACACTTTTTAACAAAGTAGGACTGTATGAAATGGGATACGCTGTAGCAACCGATAAATACGGTGCGCTTATGCGTGATTATTTGTCAATCGGTGGAGCAGTTGACGAAATCGAAATGGACAAAATTAAGCCAGTAAAATACAATCCAGAAATCCAGTGGCAGGATGCATTAAAACAGTATATTCCAAAATACTTAGAAATGTTCCATACGCCAAACAGAAAAGAGCGTTATGCATTAACAGTAAATCCAGAAATGGCAAAGCGTGCGTTTAGTAGCGAGCAGGCATTTAGAAGATTTTTGGATATGCAGTTTGCTGTAGCGGCTGAATCAAACAAAATTGACCGTAACTATTGGTTCTGGAATTTGTTTAAATATGTTGCTGAAAACATTGCATATTATGTTGAAATTCCAGGTTTCGACACAAAAGAACACGCTGAGGACACCACCGTTCTTGTTCGTCAGTGGGGGTTAGATTTATTATTCCCAAGTGATAAATTTAATGTGGCAGGTTTCACAAGAGAGGTTTCTCCAGAAAATATTTTTATCATTATGAAGAACAGTGCAAAAGCATTCCAGAGTGTTAAGGTATTAGCAACATCTTACCATATGCAGGAAACTGAGTTTATTGCTAATCATACATTAACCGTGCCTACATGGGTTGACATCGGAGAAGATGTTGAAATCTTAATGGGTGATATTAACGCGTTTAGGTGCTACGTTAATCTATACGCTAGTGACTTTAACCACAATGGCGCTGTTATGGGTGATACTCATTTCTTGCACGTTCATGAAACGTATTCTTCTTCTATTGTTTATCCAGTAATTGCTTTTAAATCATCAGCCGTAACTGCTTCAGTATTAGGAGATTTTAAACCAGCTTCTAATACCGTTCTTAATAAAGGTGATACGGAAATGATTTCTATTCCTGTTACTTCTGGAGATAATAAGCAGGTGCATTATACGCTTACAGGTAACACAGCGCCAGAAACACAGATTCAGCCATGGGGATTGTTATATGTTGGTCAGAATGAACAGGCAAGTGTTATTACAGTAACCGCAACTATTGAGGACGGAAATAACGGAAGTCCAGTAACAAAGAGTGTAACTTACCAGATTAGAGGTAATACCCCAAAATTTGGATTCGTTCAGCCACAAGACCACTCAACTATTAAAAAAGGTGAAGTAGTACAGTTAATGGCTTCTTTGGCAGAGGGTCACGCTCCTATTACTTATAGCATTACTACACCAGGCGTGAATGAGGGTACAACTATTACGCCAAGTGGTCTGTTGACTATCAATGCCGCCGAAACGCAACCAAAAATCAAAATTAAGTTACAAGCAGGAATTACTTCTACAACTGTTGAGTATACGATTGCCGACGCATAATGTGGTTTGCTAATTTATATAGGAATGTAGATTGTCAACCGTCTAACGATAATGTTAGATGGTTTCAATCTCGTTCTGAACAAAAATCTTATTTTGAATCTAGGAAAATAAGTTCAGCGGTTGTAACGCCTATTAAAGATATGAATGTGATTGCGTTGGACGTGGATATAAACACTATGAGGGATGTTCCGTATTTGTCATTTGGTGAAGACGGTGGAAAAGAAATTTATGCATTTGTTGACGATTGCCAGTACACAAACGAAAGAAGAACATTAGTATATTATACTATTGACGAGTGGCAGACATACATGTTTAATATCGAATGGAACCCCATGATGGTAGAGCGTGAAAATGTAACAGATGATGAAATAGGAAATCATCTAGAGGATGAAAACTTATCCATAAAAGATATGTTGACGGTTAGAGAGGTTGGAAGTGGATTCTTCAATCCTGCTGATTATCACATCATTATCGGTTACGGTGAGACACCAGAGGGAAAAAACGTAGTGCAAAAGATAAGTTGTAATATATTTAATGGAGTAGAATATAAGGATTGTGGAAAAGGAAATGAGGGTGTACAAGAGGCGCGTGTATTTCTTAACCGAATGGTGGAAAAAGGTAAGATAGAATCTATTGTAGGCATTTATATGTGCCCAGAGAAATTATTTAACGATTCTGCAATACCTAAACAGCTTAAATTTAATTTACCTGCACGACCATCTTCATTAGATGGTTATGTGCCTAAAAACAATAAATTGTTTACTTACCCTTATGTTGATTGTTTGGTTGCTAATGGCAATGGTCAAACTTTAGAACTAAAGTATGAATTTTTAGAAAATCTAGAAATGATTATTGAATTTTCTTTTGGAATGAATATGGAAGCCGAAGCTTTTCCAAATAATTACATGGGTGAAACGAATAACGATTTATATAAACTAACGATAAATAACTTTCCTATGTGTGCGTATATTGTCGATTCATATAAAGCATGGGTTGCTCAGAATCAAGGACAATTTAGATATAATATTGCTTCTTCGTTGATTTCCGGTTTTGGTACTGGTGCATTGGCAACTGGTTCATTGCTAGGCGGTGCGGCTGGCGCTCTTGTTTCTGGAGCAAATACAGTTAACGGAATATTGTCACAGAACGCAAGAATGGAACGTGTACCAGATACCGCAAGGGGCACTACTTCTGGTTCTGCTACGTTTGCTAACGGTAGGGCAGACTTTAGAGCAAGGTCTAGAACGATAACCAAACAGCAGGCAATGATATTTGACGATTATTTGACTCGTTACGGTTATAGAGTTATGAGGTACAAGGTTCCAAACTTAACTACTCATTCTATGTTTAATTTTGTTAAGGCTATTGACCCAAACATAACTGGCAATATACCATCAAAATATCTAAACAAAATAATTGATAGAGTAAGTGCAGGCGTAACCCTAATGCATACTGATTTACAAAAAGTAAAAACAAACTATATGGAAAATGAGGTGATAAGCGATGAAAACACTTAATGAATTAACGACGCGAAGTAATATATCAAAATGCACCACGTTTTATCTAAGTGACAAGCAAGCGAGCAAGATACAAATTGACTTGGATAACGATAGAATATGGGCGTATTATATTGATAAATTTATTGAAGATTTAATGTCGTTGTTTGTTTGGAAAGGTTTGCCAGACGGTATCACCTCCTTTATTTTAGAATATATGCTTATGGCAAACGGAAGTTTTGTTTTATATGAGGATGAAGGAATAATAAAAGCTTCACGATATGTAATGGTAACGTGGGATGATTATTTTCAGCCAGTTACAGTAAGAACAGTTAATATTGCAACTGATAAAGGATTAACTGGTAAATTGTTATATGACGATGAATTTATTTATTGTTGGAATAGTAACACAGGATTGCCAGTATTTAATGTGGCTACTACTATCGCCGAAAGGTTAGCAAAAATCGAGAGAACTATTGATTATATCCATAGGCAAATGAGGAGACCTACATTATTTAGTGGTACTCAAGCATTGAAAAGTACGGTAGATAACATCATGAACGAAAACGACCCAAAAACATGGTATGTAGTTGACAAAGATTTAAGCGGAATAAGCGGAGTACCAGTAATTAGTGGTGATGTTGGAAAAGGTTTAGATGTACTTATGAATATGCGCAAAATGTATTTGCAGGAATGGGATACAAGAGTAGGGTTACACACTATTATGAATGACAAGTCTGAACGCCTTACAGAGTTTGAGGGATTAAGTTTTTCAGAAGCTGGAAATATAAACATTAGCGGAATGTATCAGCAAAGGATTGCTTTTCGTGATTGGGCACGGGAAAGATTTCCTGAAAAATGCTCCGAATTAGATGTTTCATATAGTCCGTTTATTCGAGTTCGAGGTGAAGAAGTGCCAGACAGATATGAAGAAAAAGAGGTGTATGACTTTGTTAGTAAGTGATATCATAAGAAGTGGCTATAAAAATACTGATTACTTTAATACAAATTTTATGGATTTAATAAGGAATCAACGTTCTAGGATTTTTGGTTTCGATTATCCGATAGATGCCAAATTTAAAGAAGATTTTGAAGTTAATTTTATTTTACATTTCTTTAACTATCGTATTTCTGACACAGTAGAATCGCATACGTATTTATCGTGGCAGACAATGCTAGCTGATAGAATGTATCAGTTATTTCCGCTGTATAATCAATTTTTTGAAAAGATTACAAAAGAAGATATAAGCGGAATAGAAATGTATGTTTCACGTGAAACGTTTGACGAAGATACCACTAATGATAGTATGTCAAATAGCGTATATAACGATAATACAGATGTAGTGGAAGAGAGCGAACAGAAAACAGATAATGTTAATCGAGACTTTCCGTTAAGCTCCGTCACCAATACTAACGCTTATATGACAGATTCCCAAGATAACAAGGTGACAAAAATTTTTGAGCATAACGCCGATTCAAGAGGTGATAATATTACCACGGGTAATGACGTTGGTAGTAGAAATTTTAATAGAAATAAAACTGATGAAAAAATGATGATTGATTTTGATTATTATAAGCGATTCCGCGAAGAATTAAACGGAATTTATAGTGAAATTTATAAGTTTTGCTGTGATTTATTTATTTGTGCATGGTAAGGAGGAAATAACAATGGAGATATACAAACCGAAAACAATGCCATACGACATGAAAATTGATGATGCTTTAAAATTTGCAAGAAAGGAGCTTTATTTGGTAAATCGTTCGTTACGCTCTCTTAGCAAATATTCTGATTCAGTCACTTATGGAATGGTATTATCTTACAAAGTTTGCATAATGGAAAAATTAAGTGAACTTAAAAAACTAAAAATAGATGGAATAAAAAGGGTTAACGTGTTACAATGAGAGCAGGTCAAAAGATGAATACTGATGATGGGAAATATCAAGTTTGTTTATTCCCGTGTGATATAATGAATATTACTCAGCTATCAGGGCCCGATTCATTTTCACATTGTTGCGGGCATCCTATGGATATTATAGGCAACAGCGCTCGTTATCCATTATATGCTCCGTGTGATTGTCACTTAATATATCAAGATAGCGTCGGAAATACTAGAGGTTATCAATCAGATAATGAGGTTGCAACACCAAGCGGAATAGGTTATGTATGCTTTAGTTTTACGCATGATGAAAATCCGCCGTCGGCAACAAAATTTAAACAGGGTGATTTGATATCCCATACAGGTATAGCAGGGCAAGCATACGGGGACCATTGCCACCTAGACCAAGCGAAAGGTCAGAATAAGGGTCTTGTATCCTATGGTATTACTTGCGCAATGGGAAATCCATGTTATGCTTTGCAAGACAGTGCAGAACCAGTTGACATATGGTATATAAATGATACTACTGTAGTTAACACTATGGAGCTTATATTTAAAAAGTATGATGGAGGTGTTACACCGCCGACACCAACACCAACAAAAAAGAAAAAAATGAAACTTATGTATTATATGAAAGGATGGAACATGAGATATGGCAGATTTTAAACCGACATTTCCGTTTGACCCAAATATCAGACCAGTAACAAATAATCTTAATTGCGCTGTTAATACAATAACTCGTTATGATATGGAGTTTATAAAAGCGTACAACGATAAAGAATTATTGCATGCTTTGTGCTATCAGATTGCAAACGTTATTGATATGCTTAACTTACCGCAAGAACAGTTTGAAAAGTTGGTCGCATGGATAAACGATAATTTATGGGAATATGCTAGTAATTTGCTACAGCAGTGGCTTGAACAAGGGTTAATCAAAATAGGTGTTAACTATAACGCTGGAACAGAAACGTTAAGCTTTGTTTTCAAACGTTATAAGGAGGTAGAATAATATGGCAGAGGTAGCTAATCTAGAATTTGAAGACGGAGTATACTCTATTAAGGATAAAACAGCAAGACAGCAGGTACAGAACATCATTAACAATAATCTCCCAAATAAAGCAAGCGCTAGGATTTGGAACGTTGTTACTGATGGAGGCGCAGACCCTACAGGAAGCGCTTCTGCTCAATCTGTGTTTAATAGAATTAGTACGATTCTAAACACTTATGACTATGTATATATTCCGAAAGGAACATACAATTTAACATCATTATTTATTTGTTCAAATCGTGTTATTTGTGATTGCCAAACAATCGAAGAAAATCCTAATAGTAAGATATTAGCTGTAAAAGAAATTCCAACGTTTTACCCAAGTTTTAAATTATTGAAACAAACTGAAAAACCTAGTGACGGAAATAGCTTTCAGGGTTGGTGTTATCTTAATGATGGAGACCAATATACAGCCAATGTACTAGCGGTTAACAGAAACGCTAGTACGGTAAAAACAGTTTTAAATAGGTATTCCAATTTATTAGCATTACAAAACACCGAAGAAAAACCGTGGGGTCATGGAAATTCTTTAACTTACATGCCAAACTTGACACAAAATGGGAAGAACCAGGTATATATGGTGTGTCCAATAAACGCAAATAACATAATCATGTACGACGCTTCAACGGGTAATAGTAATACTGTTATAGTAAACGGAATTAGCTCACAAATAAACATTGCCAATAAAATTGGGAATTCTTCGCACATCATTGTACAGACTGAGGACGATAGAATCCATGTTTGCCAATGTTCTGGAAATGGTATAAACGTTTCTTTTACCTCAGTATATTCTATTCCGATTTCAAGACCGATTATTCAATCTCGTAAGTTAGGCGGTCTTAATGGATTAGCATATTTTAAAGGCAATATATTTACCTTATGGAGCGATAACACTTCCAGTGGTTATGATTTTGTACGTAATGCTATAAGGGTAGATAAATTATCAGGCGGATTGTTGTATCAATATCTAGTTAACCCAACATATGAAGCAAAAGAGTACGAGGGTCTTAATGTTATGGGTAACAAAATACATTTGCTTGAATATGGAAACAACAGTGCTTTTACCGACTATAACTCATGGTCGATATGGGAATTAGACCCATACAACAGCGGTTTAGCAGATAAAAGCACAGAACTAGAATTTAATGGTGTAATAGGGGAGCAGAGAATTAGAGTATCTTCCACTAATGCCAATTGGGGTAGAGGGACAACCGATTCTCCATTTAGGTGGTTACAATTTGCTATAAGTTATGCCTCATCGTTCCAGCCAGTGCACATTCAGAGTACAAGTACAAGTTCTGCTGTATATCCCGAAGAATTGCATATTAAAAATAGAGTGCATTACTTAAAAATTAGTAACGTAACTTTTAATGGAAAAGTAACCGTAGAAAATTGTGTAAATGTTCAGTTTGAAAATTGCATATTTAATTTTAGCGGAGATTATCAAATTACAATAGACGCAAGTAACGTTGATTTTGTTGGATGCACTGCTAATATGACGGGCGGAGAGTCTGGTAACGGATGGATAAGAGCAGTAGGAAATTCAAGCGTGGAATTACATGGTAGTTGTAGAATCACAGCAAGAAATGCCGCTTCATTATCAAGAGGCGCAAAGTTTAGTTTTGGAAAAGATACTACGGGAGCTTTATATAATTGTATATACAATGAAGGAAGTATATCATTGGGAAATGTATCAAAAATAACGCATACTTATAAGTCAACTGTAAGTAATGGTGGGCTTGACGGAATAGTATAAAGTTAAGAGGTAATTTATATGAATATTAACTATAAAGATATAGCTAACATTTTGTGGACAGGAATAAGTACATTCTTTGTATATGTTTTTGGGGGTATAGATGTGGCTTTTAAGTGCCTTATTATTATTATGATTATTGATTATATTTCTGGGGTTATTGCTAACAGAATAAACCTCGATAGTAAAATAGGATTTAAAGGTATCGCTAAAAAGGTAATGATACTAGCGCTTGTGGCAGTAGGTGCACAAGTTGATAAAGCCATGGGAACAGATGGGTATATTTGCAGAACACTTGTAACAATGTTTTATATTGCAAATGAAAGTCTTTCAATCGTTGAAAACTCTGCAAAGATGGGGCTACCTGTACCGCAAAAGCTTATTGATTGTTTAGAACAATTAAAAGGAAATGAAGAAAGCGAGGGACAAAAATGAAAGCAAATGATTTTTTAAAGTCTACTTATGGAAAGTATTACGATATTGACGGATATTACGGTGCGCAGTGTTGGGATTACTTTGCATATCTATGTACTGTAATCGGTAGTAAAATAATTAACTGTACCTCAACAGGATACGTTATTGATATCTGGAATAACCGTAAAAAGAACGGTGTATTAGATAAGTTTAAGGAAGTGTCAGTATCGAGTTTACAAGTTGGTGATGTAGTTGTATTTAAAAACGGAGGAAATCTTACACCCCTTTCCCATATTGGAGTATTTGCAGGATGGCTAAACAAAGGTAGCACGTTTACTTTACAAGCTCAAAATCAATATGGCACAGCAAGCGTTAACAAAGGGCTTATGTATGTTAGTGATATTGCAGGATGCCTACGTCCAAAAGTATGGGATAATAAATCCCCGAATTTACCTATTAAATCAAAAGGTAAAGCTTCCGCAAAGTATGATTACATTCGTGTACGTAACAAACCTAGTCTTGATAATTCTGCATTAACGGGAGATTGGTACAATACGGGAATGAAATTGAACTATCAAAACGTTGTAAACGCTGATGGGTGGTATTGGTTAGAGTATGTAAGTAACACAACAAATAAAAAACATTATGTCGCATACGGAACTACAGACGGAAAAACGGTTTACTGGAAAGTTGAATAAACTTGTGGTATAACCCGAACTTAACGCTGTCACACGGTTGTCTACTTAATTATGTTCTAGGCAACCGTGGTGGCGGTAAAACATACGGTAGTTTTGTAAAAGGCATAAAAAATAAAATATATAAAAATAAGCAATTTATATATTTGCGTAGGTATAAAAGTGAATTAGAAGATTTTGCTACACAATTTGACGAAGTTTCACGAGAATTTCCAGACTACATTATAAGCGTAAAAGGAAGAACAGGTTACATCATAAAACGCACAGGAGATGAAAAAGAAGATTCTAAAAACCTATATAAAAAGAAAAATATATTTTGCAAAGCTGTTGCCCTGTCTAATGCTGTAACAAAAAAGTCAACAAATTATGATAAAGTAAATCTAATTATATTTGACGAGTTTATTATCGAAAAATCGTCAAAATTGTTTTACCTTCCAAACGAAGTTGATGCCCTTATAGGATTCATGGAAACAGTTTTTCGAAGCAGAGAAAAATGTCAATGTCTGTGCTTAGCTAACTCTGTTACCATGAATAACCCTCATTGTGTTTACTGGGGATATACAAAAAGAATAGATAATAAAGACATTGTAAAGGACAAAGATGGCCTATTGCTTTTTCATCATTTTGCCGACCAAGAATATATAAACTTTAAATCACAAACAAAGTTAGGAATGCTACAAAGAAAATCTAAAATAGGAGGTTATCTGATAGATAACGAATTTATAAACGATGATTCTCCATTTATCAAAAATAAAACGCCAGAAGCGATACACATTGCAAGCGTTGATATTTACGGAAAGCACTTAGGGTTGTGGATGGACTATAAAGACAGTAAGTTATATATAAGTACCAAAGTAGGTAAAAATGACAGTATAACATATGCTCTTACTACAGATGATATGCAGCCAAATGTAGTAATGCTACAATTTTTCAAAAACAATCATCATATGAGATTACTACGCACAATGTTTCAAAATGCGTGTGTATATTATGATGATACGGAAGCATATTTTAACGCAAAAGATTTAAACAAATTACTTTAAAAGTATTGACATTAAATAAATCTTCTGATATAATTAAGATGTAGTTAAGGAAAGGAGAGATAAAATGAAAAAGAGCATTATCACTGGCACAGCTTCAGTTAATGTACTTCTAAATGACGGAAATTCAATTTTAAAAGAAGTTGATTTCGCGGGAAAATTCAGCGAAAGAAAAATTGTTAAAAAAGCAATTGCTGACATTGAAGAAGTATGCAAAGCTAAAGTAGTAAGTGGAAGTGTTAAAGAAGAAATAAACACTTATGAAATGAGCGAAGAAACTTTTATTGCAAATGCCGATATTGTATTGGATGATGAACAGTACGAATTAGAATTAGACTAGTAAAGGAGAAATTAGAAAAATGAAAACATTAAAGGAATTAGCAAAGGAACAGAACGGAACAAAAGAATCTTTTATTGGTAGAACAGGAGAAAAAATTGATTCTATCCTCGGAAAAGTTGTTACTTTACGTGACTACGAACATAGAAGTAAAAAGAAGGGTAACAATTATGAACATTTCGTTGCCTTTATCGTTGATGAAGATACAGAGCATTACTACAACGGTGGCACTAAAATGAAAGATTTTATCTCTAAAGTAGAGGAAGAAAACATGGTTGAGGATTTACAAAGAGAGGGTGTACCTATTTTGATGAAAAAAACAAAAACTTCAAACGGAAATACTTTCACCGATATCACATTCTATCCGCCAGAAAGTGAATTGCCATTCTAGTATTAAAGGGTGTGAAAACACTCTTTTTATTTTATGAAAAAGAAAAAAGGATATTACAGGAACAAACAAGGCGCTTGGCTTAATAGAAAGCTTATAAAAAGAGCTGAAAAACTGGCGGAACAAATAAATGAGCAAAGAGCCGAAAAACGTTCGCAAATTTTGAGCAAACCTTTTATACGTGAGGAAGGTAGCCAAGCAGTTAAAGAAACAGTAGGGCAATATCACGGACAGAGGGCAACTAAATATCTAGGGGAAACAGCTTTTCCAGAATTAAATAGCGTTAGATTTAACCCAGAAACATTACAATCTAATAGCGCGTTAGAACGTAAAGTAAAAGCTTGGCAACGCATGAAAACTAAAAAATATACTGAAAAAATGAATGCGTTATATAAGGCTAATTTAATTAAATCAATAGAAACAAAGTTTGGAAACGTTGGAGATGAAAAAGAAATAAAAGAAATAATAAAAAAGATAAAAAGAATGAGCGCAAAAGAATTAGCTGAATTTGCGTATACAACTGAGGTATTAAACATTGATTTTGTTTATGGCAACCCAGAATCAGAAGATAATTACATTTTATTTAAAGATACTGTAACAGATTTTTACAATAAAAAATACAGGAAAAAGAAGTAAGAAATGAAAACAAATATTAAAAATTCATACGCTTGTGATTTTGAAACATTAGTTTTAACGAAAGAACAAATAGAAGCAGGTATGAGAACGTATGTATGGGCATGGGGGTGTTGCAAAGTATATGACAACGATAATTATGATGTGATATTCGGCACTTCTATTGATTCTTTTATGGAATATGTTAAAGCACTTCATAAACCTGTGTTATTTTTTCACAACTTAAAGTTTGACGGTTCGTTTATTGTGTGGTGGCTACTTAAAAACGGTTATAAATGGTCTAAAGAAAAAGAGCCTAAAACATTCGATACAATGATAAATAAACAAGGGGTTTGGTATCAAATAAGCATTGTGTGGGATGTAAAAGGTAGAAACAAACACGAAACAATTATACAAGACAGTTTGAAGAAAATGCCTTATAGCATTTCAGCTATTGCTAAAAATTTCGGTTTTGATTCAGACATGCAAAAGTTGGAAATAGATTATAACGGTTATCGAGAAGAAAACGGAGTATTAAGCGAAACAGACAAAGAATATTTACGGCATGATGTTGTTATACTTGCTAGGGGATTAAAAATGTTATTTGAAGAGGGATTTAAGAAGATGACAACAGGAAGTGATACATTAGCAAATTTTAAAGAAAATATAGGAGGAGAAAAACAATTTACAAAATACTTTCCAGTTTTAGACCATGCTACAGATAAAATGCTACGGAAGTCATATGCTGGAGGTTTTGTATATGTTAATAAAAAATATGCAAAAATTTCAGAAAACGGACAAATTGGAATATGCTGCAATATAGATAAAAATAGTATGCACCCGTCTATGATGTGCACAAGGGAAATGCCGTACGGACTTCCAAATTATTTTGAGGGGGAATATACTGGTGATAGTAAATGTTATATTCAGCATTTCTTATGCCGTTTTGATGTAAAAGATAGATATATACCAACAATACAGATAAAGAAAACTGTGCGTTACTGTGATACTGAATATCTTGAGCACAGTAGAATAGATGAATACATAGACGAACAAGTCGAATTATGGTTACCATCACCAGACCTAGAAATATTCTTTAAACACTACAACGTATATGATATTGAGTACTTGGATGGTTTTTATTTTAAAACAGCAAAAGGACAATTTTTTAACGATTATATAAATTCTCTGATGAAAACAAAGGAAACAAGTGAGGGTGTGAAAAGGCTTATGGCGAAACTACGCATGAATGCATTATACGGAAAATTTGGGACGAATCCAGAAGTAAAAGAAAAAGAACCTTATTTGCTTAATGATGTGCTAAAATTCCGCGTTCCAACTCATCCAGAATTTAAAGAAGACGGAGAAGTTATTGAAGTTGAGGATGTAACTATAAAAGACCCTATATATTTGCCGCTAGCAATATTTATTACTGCATGGTCTAGATATGACATAATCAGTACAATAGACAAAGTTAACGAATCATATATAAATTATAAATCTGACAAAGACCGTTTCATTTATGTCGACACTGACAGCGTACATATGATTGGGTGGCATATACCTAAAAGCATAAAAATTCATGATACGCACCTAGATTGTTGGAAAGTCGAAACATACAATATAGGAGCAAAATATTTACGTCAAAAAACTTATATTGATAAAGTTATATGCAAAACAAACAAAGAAAAAAAGAAATGGTTATCTAAAGTAAAAGAATATGAAAAAGAGCATAAAGAAAGCGGTATGCCGTGGAAAGATTTTGTAGAACAAAAACCGCCGCACTTTGGGTATGAAAACGGATGTATGTATCTGCTTGAAGTTAAGTGCGCAGGAATGCCAGACAAAATAAAAGATATATTAACTTATGATGCGTTCAGAGTTGGCTTTAAATCTGACCAAAAGTTAATAGGTCACCAAGTAAAAGGAGGGGTGGTTTTACTAAACGATAAATTTGAAATTAAGGCTAAAAAATAGTTGACATTTTAGACTTTTTGTTGTATACTATAAGTGAAGATAAGGTAAACCCTTAAAGGAGAAAAGAAATGAAAAGAGAATATTACATTGACGGCGAAGAAGTTTCGAGATACACATTTTTCAAACATCTTGAAGTTGAGGTGTATAATCAGTGGAGAAACAACAATAGTGGATGGTGGTGTTTTGAAGATTATTACGGTTATGTCAAAACTGAAATAAGAAACGGAAGTAATTTCAACTATGTACATACTTTCTGGAGTGAGGTAATAGTATGAAATTAGTAAAATACGCTTTATGGTTTATCGCTGAAACAGTAATTATAACACTGTTTCTAGCTTTGTGGTGGAGATAGAAAGTAGATGATACAATGGAAACATATGCCAGTATTAAGTACGCGATAAGCGAAAGAATTAATAGTTTGGAAACAATGCTTAATATGTATGAAAAAGACAACCCAATGCGAAACAACATACTAATTAGCATAGATGAGTTGAACAGTCTGATGCGCGTGCTAAAGATTTTAGAAATTTAAAAGGAGAACGAAAATGAAATTAAAAAGAAACTATTACATTAACGGAGAAGTTGTAACAAGAAAAACGTTTTTTGAATTTTTAAAAATTTGCGCTAAGCATGAGTGGGTAAAAAGTGACGCCTGTTATTATGTTCAATTTGAAGACTATTATGAAATTGTAAAGAAAACAATAAGAAATGGGGGATGTGGTTGTTTTAAAACTAACTTCGTTAGCACACTATCAACAAAAGAATCATTAAGTGAACAGGTGGGGAAAAATTATCTTTAGGAGGAAAAAATAATGGATATTATGTGTTTGACAATAGTGAGTTGTGTTGCTATTATGGCGATTACATCAATATATTGTGCAGAAATAAATGTAGAAAGGAAAAATAATGATGAAGAATAATGATAAACATAGAAAAATGCTAAGCGTTAGCAAAAAACTATTGAGTGAAAATAATTTGGATTTTACGTGGTATATAAATAGATGTAATGGAGTAACTGGTTATTTGCATAATGGAAAACTTCCTAACTTGTTAGTTAGAGTGTGTTTGACAGATAAAGTGATAGAAATGTGCAGTGTTAAAATGCTGACAAATGACTTACAATATGAATATGCATGTGAGTTATTAAAAGAATTTAAAGTTAAAATAGTTGACGATTAAATAAAACTATGATATAATAAAGAGGAAGATAAGGAAAGGAACAATAGAAATGAAACTAATTGACTTATTATCACTACTTGATTACAATGACTTTGTAGAAATTATGGAAGTAAACACAACAAGCGAATTACATTGTTATGTCAAAGATTCATATAACTA